AAATCTTGCAGCTATTTGCCTAGTCGAGGGCGGCTGTTTGAAATAAATATAGACTGGAAATATAACTTGTGAAAGTTATTTCAAGAGAACAATTGGCAGCTCTATTAGAGCATGGTGTGGTAAAGAACACAAAAGACGGAATTGTAAATCAAAGAGGAAACCCTACTGGCTATCTAAGAACGCGGCACAAACTTTACATGGAGGACTCATATGTAGAAGCCGCACAGAAGATATTGCTAGAAGGGGTCAACGATGGCTAAGAAGCACCTATCAGAAGATGGTATTTTGCTGACAGGAGAATCCGCACATGATGTAACGGGGGCGCAGTACTTGTTAACGTTTGCTGGTCATAAAGCGCTGCTTGAATGCGGATTATATCAGTCAAGCAAAAATGAATATCTGGACGCATATCGAGTTAACTCAAGGCGGTTTAATTTCAAGCCGTCTGAGATTGAATATGTATTTGTGGCGCATCCTCATATAGATCATTGCGGTCTCCTGCCTAGGCTTATTAAACAAGGTTTTCATGGCAAAATCATTATGACTCCAAAGTCTTTTGAGGTTATGAAGGCGCTGTTATTGAATTCATGCTATATCGTGCAGACGGAAGCCAGACTGTTAACTAAAAAATACGGACGATATTATGAGCCGTTATACTCGGAAAATGATGTTTATAATACGTTCAATTTAGTAGAAACATATGCAGAATATAAGCATATTTATACACTCAATTCTGAAATATCATTTCAATGGCTGAAAAATTCTCATTGTTTAGGTGCCGCTCAATTGCAGATAATTTTAGATGACGGACTGAAACATAGAAAAGTGTTATACACATCTGATATTGGGCCATTAAAGACCATTAATCATTATGTGCCAAACACAGAAATACCGGAGTCGTTCAATGATATTGTCATTATGGAGTCTACATACGGTGATAAGAGAGAGGCGCAAAAGCGGTCTCGATACAGAGACATGGAAAAACTTGAAGCGTCTATCATTAAAACGGTTGAGCGAGGTGGAACAGTGCTTCTTCCCTGCTTTAGTTTTAGCCGGACACAGGAAGTTTTAACATGCCTATATGAATTGTTTCACAAAACAGGCTTTGCATACCCTATTTATGTTGACTCTGATTTGACTTGTCAGATCAGTAAGATATACGGAAATATTTTAGATGGTGATGATCTTAGATTGTGGAATCAGGTATCAAACCATCCTCAAGTACGGTTCATAGCAGACAAGTTAGAATCAAAAATGATAAAGGCTGATCGCTCACCAAAGGTTGTTCTGTCCTCATCTGGCTTTTGTACGAACGGCAGAATTGTTGGATATCTTAATAAATACCTTAGTGACACAAATAGCATGATTATTTTTACAGGATTCACGGGTAGTAATCCGTCTTATCTGTCATACCGGATTAAGAATGACAGAGACCACAAAAAAATAAAGATTAATGGCGTCATGATACCTAATCGTGCTGATTGTTTATCAGTTAGTTCGTTTAGCAGCCATGCGGCATATGATGACTTAATCACGTTTGGTTCGTCCCTAAATACAAATAAATTGGTATTAGTGCATGGTTCTGAAGAAGCAAAAAAGATGCTTGCTGATGGGCTAAAAGTGGCGATATCAAAAAACGATAAAACATACACAGTACAAATTTCAACGAAGGGACAGTTTATACGGTTATAAACTGAAGTAGTTAAAATGGACAAAAATGATAGCGTAAACAGTAACGCAACATTTGAGGAACTTCAAGAGCAAATATCGTCTTTAAGGCAGGATATTGACTTATTGAAAACCGATTTAATTGAAGATAATACAAAGTTTCTCCCAGACCCTGAGGGAGTTATGGATTTTTACGACTTTGACAGCCGAACAATGTATTTATGGGAAGAAATAACAACGGAGACGGTTATACCTATTGTTAGAGCTATAAATTACTTCAATCGTGAATATATTAGCACTAAAAATGACCAACCAATTACGTTATTTATTAATTGTTATGGTGGCGATGCAATGGCAACCCTATCTTTAGTTGATGCTATTCAGTCAAGTGAGGTGCCTGTAATTACTTACAATATGGGGGCTTGCTTCTCAGGCGCATTTTACATTTTGATTGCTGGTACCAATCGAATTGCAAGCAGGAACTCAACCTGTTTAATCCATGATGGTGATATTACAATTGGGAACTCATTAGCCAAAGCGGAAAACATGTTTATGTTTTACTCAAAAACAATGGCTTCAAAGTTTAAGCAGATTGTATTAGACAATACAAGAATATCAGAAGAATTGTTAGACAGTCATGCGAAAGATGAATGGTTTATTAGTGCTGATGAAGCATTGGAACTTGGTATTGTCGATACAATTGATGATGAGAAACGGAGGTGGTGATGATTACACAGTTTAAAAGGCTGCCTGGCGAAACTGAAGAACAGTTTGTCTGGCGAATTGGCAGAGCAATAGACTCTGGGGCAACCGAAATTGATTGGCCGGAAGCTGCCGCTATCATCAACCAAACGTTCAGGAATGATGAATCGGAATATAGAGGCGAATCAGCTTATAGAAAGCCATATCAGCAAGCAAGACGTTTTTTTGAAAGCGGAGTATTTCAAGGATATAAGACTGAAGATGATTATTTAGATGAGATACGAGAAGAAAAAGAGCGCTTAATTATTGAGAAGCAAAAGCTGTTTGACGAGCGTAACTCTGTTAACCGGAAATTGAGGTCTCAGTCTAGGATTGAGAGCGATCTGAGTTATTTAAGAGATCTGATATTAAATAGTGCGCCGGAATGGTTCCCCAATTATGACATTAAGTATATTGACTCTAATAAAGATATGCTGATTGGTTTATCTGATATCCATATTGGTGGCAATATTGCGAATACATTTGGGACTTATAATTCTGATATTGCTAAAGAACGATTAAATGCGTACGCAAATTATATTATCAAAAAGCAAGAAACAGAACAGTGCCAAAACGCTTATGTTGCCCTGCTTGGAGATTTAATTAACGGAAACATTCACACAACGGTCAGGCTTGAGAACCGGGAAGACAATATCCGGCAAACGAAAATAGCTGCAGAGCTAATTACTGCATTTATTTATAAGATAGGACCGTATTTTGAATCAGTGCATATTAATAGCGTATCTGGCAATCACAGTCGAATTGGCGAAAAAAATGAAGTGCTTAGGCAGGAACGCCTTGACGCAATTATCCCATGGTACATGGAAGCTGCTTTAAACGATTTAGATAACATTGTCTTTGATGATCTGCTAAATTATGATTCTACGATCTCTAGTCTTGATATTAGAGGAAAAGAATACTTAATGGTTCATGGTGATTTTGATAAGTTTTCTGAATCTGGGGTGGCAAAATTGGCACTGTTTGTTGGTCATAAACCATATGCTGTTTTATATGGACACTTACATCATTGCAGTTTTGATGATGTTTCTTGCGTCAACATGTTAAGAGGTGGATCTCTTGCCGGGCCGATTGAAAACTTTAGCATAGAACGCCGGATTGTTGGAAGAGCAAGCCAAATGATTGCCATTTTAGATAATGGTGAAATTGATGAATTTTGTCCAGTCAATTTCTGAGACGGACAATAACTTGAAATCTAAACAATAGTTGAAAGTTGAGGAATTAAATGAATAAAAAGGAAATGACAATTGCTTTGCACAGTGCAACAGGGTATCCAATAAGGATGATAGATGTTTTACTAGATGCTTTTACTGCACAGATAAAAGAGGTGCTTACTAAAGGTGAGTCTTATTCTTTAGAAGGTATTGGAAAAATTGAAGTGACATATCGAAAGCCACGCAGGGGGAGAAATCCGCAGACGGGAAAGATTGATATGTTCCCTGCTGTTTATTCTCCTAAGATGACGTTTACAAAAACGATCAAAAATGAAATTAATAGCAGGGATGTTGGGTGATTATATGGATATGATTGTGCTAAAGTCGGCCAAGGATTTGGCCGATAGAATGAAGTCTGACATTAAGCATTCAGGTGAGTCGGCTGCAGTTCTATATTTTAAAGATGCTAAAGAATTATTAGCTGAGTTAATTCAAGATCAAGAAATATGTCCTGTTTCAATTTATTTAGGGACAGTGGACGCTATAGGGCAGGATCAGTTTTATGTTACTTTAACTAACATGCATGAATTGTTTATTGAACCAGTTAAGAACGAGAGAGGGAAACGCGAATATTTAGAAACTGACGCAGCTGTTTGCTATATCCACAGTAATATGCCAAGTGGCATTATCCCCTATATCAATTCCAGTTCAATGCATGAAGTCTATTATGAAGGAGAAGATGACTTTGGTGTATCTGATCTGGATGATAATGGGAATATTGTTGTTTGGACAGACCTAGGTGGTGATGGTGATGATTAATTGCCGTGATCTATGTGGATAACTTTGTTACCCCTGTTGATTCGGATACAGTATTAGAATGTTGTCGCTGTCATGGTAAGGAAACAGCAAAGAGTGGTTTTATCGCCACACCCAGTTCTATTTATTCACTAAATGGATACCTGCCAGTTTGCAATAAATGTATCAGCGAAATATACGATCAATTTGTAATTGAATATGAAGACCCTCAGAAAGCCATACAGCGTGTCTGTATGGCTTTTAATCTATATTATGACGGAAAAAGATTTGATTCTTGTGTAACAAAGTCGGCGCATGAAACCACAAAATATTTTAAGCGGTTAAGGCTGCGTCAAAATGTTGATAGAACCTATGAGACTTTTCTTAATGAAATAGGCTTTGCTGGGTTTGGCACAACTGAAGACGATAATCTGTATATCAACAACAATATAGAAGATACAGATGATGAAGATGACGTTATTACTATTAGCAAAGCTAGCAGAGAACGCTGGGGACGAGGCTTAGAGAATCCAGAAGATTACAAAATACTAGACGATCATTATAAATATCTGAACAATGCTAATCCTAATCTTGAAGCGAATCAGCGTATTTTTGTTCTGGATCTGTGTAGATTAAATTTGCAAAAAATAAGAGCACTTGAAAAAGGTGACAACAAGGAATATATGCAGCTTGTTAAATCCTATCAAGATCTTTTTGCAAAAGCTGGACTAAGGCTTGATACAAGCGAGGATAAACAGGTCGTTTTAGGTAAGTCTCTAGCTATGATATCACAATACACGCCAGAAGAATATTACAGAGATAAACAACGCTATAAGGATTTTGATGGGATTGGCGAGTTATTTCAGAGATTTTTATTGCGTCCTCTGAAGAATTTGGTGCTTGGGACGGAAGAAAGAGATCCTGAGTTCAATGTTGAGAAAAAAGACGCAGGTGATTGACATGGGAATAACGCTTAAGTCAATCACTTATGATGAAAGCATTAATAGTTGTGCCGATGAACATCAAAAGGCGCTTTCTAAAAGGATGCCTAAAAACAGTCCTCTAAGTGATGCGGGCTATACTCACCACATATTATTGTGGAGTACATTCTTTAGGCGTAATCTCCATCGACTAGCAACTGACTATTTGCAAATATCTCTGCATTTTTACGAAATAGTCTTGTTGTACCTAATGGGTATCAACACCCGGATTGTTATTGTTGCCGGGCGTGCTACAGCAAAGTCATGGCTTGTTGCTTTGTGGGCTTGTTGCATGGCGATTGTCTATCCGGGAATGCTTATTGTATTATCTGCTCCGATTAAGAATCAGGCGAACAAACTCATTAGCGATAAGATTATAGGCAGCCTTTGTAAATTGTCACCTGTGTTAGCGGCAGAAATAGATTCATGGCAGGTTAATGACAAGGAATCATTTGTGATGTTTGGAAATTCTTCAAAAATATCCGTTGTTGTTTCAAACGACAATGCACGTGGTGGCAGATCAAATGCAATGGTTCGTGAAGAGTTTAGAATGATTCCTAAAAAGACAGATGATGAGGTCTTATCTCCGTTTCAGATCATTCGTGAGGCGCCATGGAAAACGTCTGTCGAGTACAAGGATAATAAAGCAATACAGGATGAAGAGCCTATTAATGTATATATAACGTCAAGTTGGATGGACAATGGACATTGGATGTGGAATTTATTCGATGAGACCTTCAATAAGATGTTAAAAAATGAAACGATGGTTGCCATAGGTCTTGATGAGGCGGTTACTTTAAAATATAAAATAAAGACCAGAAAACAACTAGAGGATGAGCGAGCCAAACAAGATAAACTAAGTTGGCGTATCGAGTTCTTAAATTCTAGGGTTAAAGAAAACACTCAGGCATTTTTCACATATGGACAGTTCAGTAAAAACCAGAACCTTGAACATCCGTTTTATCCGAGAGATTTATATGGCCAGAATGTGCCGATTGCTTCAAAGTGGAACTCCCCAAAGCAAGAGGGCGAAGTTAGGATTATTTGTTGTGACTTTGCATTTGTGGCAGGATCGTCAGCAGACAGGTCTGTTTATACGTTTATGAGGGCCTTCCCTGACTACGTTCAATTTGATTCTAACAATGTAAAAATATCAACTGGTTACAGACGGCAAGTGCCATATATGGAATCTAATAAAGGCGGAGATGTCGTTGAACAGGCGCTTAGAGTCCGCCAGTTGTATGAAGATTTTGATGCTGACTATATCATAATTGACCGCGCTAATGCTGGATGCAGTATTTATGATCTTCTGGCGAGAACAATGTATGACAAGTATAGGGAAATTGAGTATTCCCCATTGACCTGCATGAATGATCCGGCATTTGCTGATGCGAGGGTGAAGTCTGTCGGGGCGAGAAAAAATATTTACGTCATCAATGCGAGTCAGGCATTAAACACTGAGATAGCAACGGATTTTAGGAATGTGTTAAGTAATGGGCAAATTGAATTACTTGTTAATTTCAACACGGCCCAAAATGATATTTTGCTTAACATACCTGAATACACAAATTCGCCTAGTGCTGATGAAATGGTTCAGTATGAAGTACCATTTTTGGAAACGCAAAAGTTGGTAGAGGAAAGTGTCAGTCTGATTAGTGAGCGTAAACAATATACCAACATTGTTGTTATTCATGAGCAAGGAAATAACACAAAAGACAGATACACGTCTGTTAGTTATGGTTCATATTTTATTTCTCAATTAGAAAAAGACATGCTTAGTAATGGTACTGGGGAATATGGGTACAGTGTTTTCGTGAACTAAGAAAGGAGGGCACGTGTCGAGTCAAAATAACAGCGCAAAACGGCGCAGGAGATACTATCCTCCTAAACAGGAAATAAATCAAGCTCAAAAAAAACAAGATAAACCAAACGACAACACGACTAGTCATGAATTCAATTCTTACTCATCCAGGGTTTCCTATTTATACAGTGATAATCTGTATAACGTAGATGATCTGGTTGAAATTGTTACGAACCCGATGTTGTACAACTCTGAACTGCGTGATTTATCACTCAGAATGTATGCTTCTAATGGATCTGTAAGAAATAGTGTGGATTATATGACTGCAATGCCAACTCTTGAGAGGGTTGTTATTGCTCACAATGATAACCCGGATACAAAAAAGAAAAACAAAGAAAAGATGCTAAATGCGTTAAGAATGTGCCGGGATAAAGAAATTGTGAGAGACGCATTATTTAAGGGGATGCTGGAAGGTGTTGCCTTTTATTATGTTGAAACAAAATCCATGCCATCGACCAACAAGAATAGTATGAGTGACTATGAAGTTATTAACCTAACTGAACTTAATGAAAAGGCTGACAATGCGGACGTTGTTAATATTAACGTCATTGTATTGCCAGCTGAATACACCAAAATAGTTGGGATAAAGAACTCGTCATATGTGTTGGCGTTTAATCTTAAGATTTTTACCGAGAGCCTTAATGGTGAAACGATTGAACAGAAACTGAGAAAATACCCAGAAGAAATAAGAACTGCTTACTTTAAATGGGAAAGTGGCAAATCAGATTCATGGGTTGTGCTAGATAATAATCACACAATCGCTCACAAAATTGGTTCAAAGCGAGAGGAACCATGGGGGCGGCCAATTACACTGGCTGCTATAAAAGATATTGTTTACGCTGATTACTTTGGTGATACAAAACGTCATATTCTTGACGATGTAAATAATAATGTCGTTTATCAGACATTCCCTGAGGGGCAGCAAAAGGGATCTTCTATATTAACTGAACCGCAACAAAAGAAACAACACGCAGCGGTAAGAGATGCCGTGATAAATAAAAACACAAGAGGCGGCGTTTCATTTATTTCACTAGCTCCGGGGACAAAAATCAACCAATTAGATGTTGGCAACACTGATATTCTGGAAAGCAAATATGAATCTGATTTAAACGATAGAATTGCATTAGACCTTGGATTAAGTGCCGCTTTACTTAATGGCAGTGGCAGCGGTTCGTATTCAGTTCAAAACTTAAATCTTGAATTGGTGTCCGCTCAGTTATTTCAGTGGATAGAACAGTTGCAATCGGAATTAAACAAGTGTCTTAACGCTTTAATTATTAAGGATTCTAAAAGTTGGACAGAAGTTGTATATCTAAATGTTACTCACACTAACAAAAAAGACATGGGGTCTCAAATGCAGTCAATGTATACCCTTGCTGGTGGTAGTGTTTCATTGTGGGCGGCGGCGGTTGGTGTGCAGCCAGAGGTCTTGTTTACACTGCTTGACCAAGAATATGAAGATGGCGTATACGAAAAGTACTCTCCGCATCAGACATCATATACCATGTCCGGACAAAAGGAATCAAGCGAAGTAGGCAGACCTGAAACTGATACTCCGTCAGAGAACACGATTAAATCAAGGAATTCTGGTGCAAATAATGCACCGAGACCTTCAACGTAACGCTTGAAAGATGGTGAATATGTATTGAAAATTTTTGAATTGGCGTCAAAAAATACCAGAAAAGGACGCCGGCATTTCAAATTAGTCCTTGCTGAGATATTCCCGGATACTAGCGTTAGCGAGGTTGAGGAAGTTGGGACTAAGTACAATGACAACGGATTAACTTGGTTGCGAGGCCCGGTATCAAGACATGTGGATACAATTATTGGAATGAGTTTGAGGGTTGAATTTGCGAACGAGGAGCGAACTCAGATAATAGGACACGGTTGTACTGGAACGGATGATGGTTTGCCTGTTTTTGAAGATGCAGTACAGATTGGTACCTTTACTAAGGGCTATTTAGAAGATGTCACTACCGATGGCGGTATGAATACATATTTGATTGGCGAGGGCTATATAGATGCCCTGTGCTACAAGAATTTTGTAAACAGACTAGATGAGGATTTGGCGGCTGGTGATACCATAAGCGGCAGCGTTGAAATTATGGCAGCGGACGATCAAGACCAAATTATATATCGGTATGGCTATAAAGAATATGGGCGTATTCCAGAAGATTTTCAGTTTTCCGGATATGCGTTGCTGGGGATTCGCCCAGCAGATCCAGCAGCAAAACTACTTGAACTGAATAACAAGGAAGGGAAAACAATGGACAAAGACGAATTAAAGGCTTTGGTATCTGAGGTTGTGTCTGAATACAG